CTATCACCACGATGAACACTGACAACCAAGCAGGAAAGCAGTCATGACGTATGAAGAAGTCTTGAACTATGCGCTCGAACAAGCCCATCAATTCAGCTACTTGATGCCAAATGCTCTGGCCAACAAGGTTGATGAACAAATCGCCAAGCGGTTCCCGGATGTGCCAGACGCTTGGGTTTCGAAAGCCAGAGAAGAAGCTGCAGAGCTTTTGGAAGGCTGATTGGACCAACTATGAGCGAGTCAACACCCGTACCGCCCCTGAAGCCGTGCCCGATGTGCGGCGGCGAGGCACGCGATGAACCCCGCGAACAGGTAGTAGCGTGCTTATCCTGCGGGACCAGCGGTCCCGGATGGGGCGACCCTTGGTCACGGGCAGATGCTTGGAACCAAAGAGTCTCGGATCAACCAATACCCGATCCAATCTGTAAGACAGATGGTTGTCCGAATGTCGTTGAGTCCAGTGAGGACTACTGTACTGACTGCCTCGATAGCGGCCCGAATCAACCAGACGCAGGTAAAACATGATTGGCGAAGACTTTATGCGGGACTTCTTTGGTCTTGGTCCTCAGCAACCATCTACTGGACTGGAAGCCACATTTGGCCGAGATGTGGTCGAGAAGGCAATGGAGCTGACGAAGGGATGCGATCCGTCCATCAACCTAATGCCCTACATCCAGATCGTGCTCGATGCCAAACGGCTCGGACTGACCGTCACCCGATAACTCATCAGATTAGCTATGGCTACCAAGTGGAAAGGCGTCCCTATCGATCACAATCGCATAATTGCGCAGTTAATGCGGTTCCAGGCTGAGTGCAAGGCTCAGAATCTAGGCGTGGAGTGCCAGATGGCAACGGTGTTGATGAGCATCGTGGAGCGCGATAAAACAGATTGGGCAGAGTTCAGTCCGCAGCGGTTCAAGTATCATCTTCGCAAGCTGCAACGCGCTCTTGAGTGTGATGAGGCAACCCGCTAGTGTGGCCACTGCGCATCTAGTGAGCGGCACTCGGCGAGGGTAGTTTCCCAGCGTCGTTTGAACTCGGCGACGATGCTGTCACGCCGATCTGACTCAGCATCCGTTCGAACTCCTGGCTGAACTGGCCCTGTGGCGGCAGGCTGAGGACTGGCCTTGGCGGCGGTGGCGGGTAACACTGTGGGCTGGGGACAGGATGAGTCGCGCACCCAGACATGCTGGATAGGAGCAGCAGCAGCGGTATTGATCGCTGCCACGTCTTTGGAGAGCTGATCATTCGCATCATTGGATTCCTTGCGCCAGTCGGCGAGAGTCTTGGACTGTTGGGAAATCTCGGCCTGTAAGCCCTTCAGATCGGCCGCCTTGACGCGATCTTCCCCGCCCCGGTAGACGAGCCACAGAAGGATGGCGATGCCAGCTACGATCACCGCATCGCGTGCTAGAGCTACGTATTGTCCGGGCGTCACCGGCTGGCCTCTGGAACCGGCGCCGGAACAACCGGTCGTAGTCCAAGTAGGCGCCTGACCCGCGTGTAGATCACCAGGAGGCCCAAAGCTGAGACGATGTAGTGACAGATCCTGGTGAGCAACGGCGTGTCCGGCAGGTACTGCGCAAGGGAGGGCATGGAGCTATGCAAGTCCTCGGCATGCTCGGCGAGCTGGGCAACGCCTGCGATACACAGAGCGACATAGGTCGTCACCTTGCCGCGGGCCTCGAGATAGATACGATGGAGAGCGTTCATACTGCGATACCTGTGAGAAGGATCTTGGCGAGCGTGGCGTAGCGCTCCTGGAGTTCGGGATTCTGCACGTGACACTCAGACTGGGCGGTGATCCAGTCTTTTCGAGATAGTGCGGCAATCATGTTGGGGAACCCGAGCAACCCGTGTAGGCCATCGTTAAACGCCACATCAAGGCATACGCCCTGCCTGATCGGATCTAGGCCCGCGTACCACGAGTACCGGGAAAGCATCTCGTGAAGCTCCTGGAGCTGTTCTGTGAGGGCGGCGGCGGCGACCCGCTCGCTGATGCCTGCATCGAGGTTCATGCCGTAGCCGACCGTGAGATGCTTTTCGCTATCCAGGTAGGGCTTGGAGCGGAAGCCCTCTTCCACTCTGATGCGTGGTAGCACTGAATCTATCGCGGTCACTTGATCTTCTCGATGATCTTCTCGTAGATCGCATCGATCCTATTGTTAGTCCCAGTCGTGGACTTCTCGATGCGGTCTAGCCTCTCGATGTTATCTCCGTGCCTGCGGTCCATGTCATCTCTCAAGGAATTAAACTCATCCCGGCGCACGGCCTCAGCGAGCAGGTTATCCAACCGTGTGAACTCCTCACGTCGCACGCTATCGGCGATCATCTGGTCTAGCCGTTTGAGTTCTCGCTTGAGTAAAAACACGGCGATCGCTCCTAAGATACCCAGTAATCCCAGAACCCAGGCTTTCGGATCGGTGAGTAGGTCATTCATGATTCTCGTTACGCTGCCCTACCGCTCTCTGCCGTTGCAATCCACCCAACGTACTGATCTGGTATCTCCACATCTATTGATCTCTCGTACTCATCCAGAATGGTCTTGCTGTTGTGTCATGACGGTAGATTGTTCTTTTTTGCAAGTATCCAGTATTGAGCGTTCGGTGTAGCAGCGGCCCCGGTCGTTGTAATTTGAAGGTATAAACTCTTGAACTGCGCTATGAATGCGCCGGCCCCCTGCGCGACTGAGATCGTGGCGGCCGTGGTGGAGGTAAATACCTGAGGATTAGAGCTTCCCGAGGCAGCCGTCAGAAGAGAACCGTTTCCGTAAAGACCTACGGTGTAGGACTGCCCCGCACCTGGCGCCACGTCAAATTGGATGCCGGCTCCCTGAATATTGACTCCCCCGCTGATCGGCGCTATCCATTGTCCTTTCAGAGCTGCTGTCTGTAAACCGTTCGGCCCAAGAATCCCATTTGTAGTGCCTGCGGCGATAACAGCAGAGGTCGATCCTGAGAAGAAAACATCTTCCCCAGGATATACGGACGATGCTCCTATCAGATTGAAAGGAGGATTATTAAAGTTAGAAATCCCTGTGGAAGAGAGGCTGTGAGTGACCGTGAAGTTGCTCGTCCCAGTCTCATTCACGCAGTAAGCAGCCCCTCCTACCCCATCGAATCTGACCTGATCCAGCGTAGTTGTCGCGCAATTGATTAGAGTCAGAGAGTTTTTTCCTGATTGCGTGGCCTCGAACCAGCAACTGGAAAACATCGTGTCCGTAAATCCAGTCAATACCACGAGATCATTGGTGGCATTATCGAAGACGACATTATCAAACGTGAAATCACCAGAAGACCCAGCACCAAAGAATATATTGTTTGAGGCGTTATATGGGTGGGAGTTAGACATTTGATGAGTCTGCGCACCGATATCTGCATAGATACAGTAGCTGACGTGAAACCCACCATTCATGATGAAGTCGGTGATAGAAGCATCCGACGAGAGCGGGCCTAAACGAATTCCAGAATGGCCGCCATTGGCGCTCTTATAGTATATCTGTATATTTCTTAGTCTTTGATCATGAGTATACGTAGCAGCCGCGCCGTTACAGTAGATTGAGGAGAATCCAACTGGTACGTCGGTAAAGTACAGATCCTGTAGGGTAATGCCCCCCACTCCAGATGTGTTGATAGTGTGGTTTGTGCCGCTAGTCCCTATAAAGGCCAACCTCTCAATATAGCCCTCCGTGTAGACGATGCTGGATTGACTCCAGGATATAAGAGGGTTTCCGTCTGCCTTCTGTTTGAGAATGCTTGATGTCCCATCTCCATAAAGAACTAAACCAGATGTAGATGGGATAACCAGTGAGCTAACAAGATACGTAGAAGCGGGGACGTAGACTGAAGTGTTGCAGGACAATGCGCGCTGAAAAGCCGCTGAGTCATCCGTTACGCCATCTCCGATCGCTCCATACCGCTTCACATTACCAGTAGGATAGGCATAGTTAGATGGAGTCACACCGGCAGACTGTTCTGCAGAAGTCTGCGGATACAGAGCCTGACCTATGCTAGCTTGTGAGACCTGAATTCCATTGACGTAAGTTGCAGCCCAGATCTGGTTTCCCGTCCCGTTAGGCCCATCAAACAGTGTGAAGACATAGACCGTGTTCGGCGTCAGAAAGAGCTGGCTTGAAACACCGGCCGCATTCGAAATCTCCCCTCTCGAATTCAGCGGAATGGGATTCGGTAGCGGTACCGTGAGCCCGGAATCCGAATAGGTCGCGGCATTGACCCCTCCGACTTGGGTCAGAATCGATCCACCCGCGGCCGGTTGGCCGTTGTTCAGGGTGAACGCGAGGATCGGCGGAGTGCAGATAACGCCGGTGGTCATTTTGTCTCCAGTACGTCCAGACCGGCGCCTGGAGCTGTAATGCGTTTTATCGCGGCTCTCTGAGCGCGCTTGTCTAGGAACTTTCTTCCCATGGTCCCGGCAGGAATAGGAAGCCCTGTATGGGCCGTGGCAGCGGCATTCATCGCGCCTTCGGTCAATCCTGCGGCGTGCTCCGCGGCATCGGCCACAAAGGTTTTGGAGTTGTTGATGAAGTTTCCAGCCGGTTGCTCCTGCGTATACCGCGCTACATTACCCAGTTGCTCCAGGGTTTCCGCATGAGCGGGCTCAAGCAATGAACGCAGTTTCGGATCTAATCCCCGTAGAGCTTTGTTAAAGCCAGCCTGCGTAAAGGTACCGGTTCCATCAGAATTGACTTTCGCTGCATCCCGCAGATGATCGACCGCCGCAACACCCAGTGTCTGCAATGCGGTCGGATTATCCTGTAGGTTATTCCGCATCTGAGCGACATCATCGCGCTTCCCTCCGATGACGAAGCGACGCACGAAGTCATCAGGCGCAACCTTCTCCTGCACTGCGGCTTTATATGCGGGATCGGCCTCGAGTGCTTGGAACTGCGCTTTTGCGGCAGAACGCGCGGCATCCGCCAGCGGTTTTAACTGAGAAGTCTCGCTGGTGAGTGGCAATTGCTCCATCTGCTGGCGAATAATCCCAGCAGCGGCTCTTTCGTTTCCGTCAGAACTCGATCGCATCGTGCGCGCGAGATTGGTGCGCATTGCCTCGAACTGCTCGAATGTCATATTTCCAGTTTCGGCAAGCCGCTGTAGCTGCCCAAGCTGGGTAGGCGCATGCTCATATAGCAACTGTTGATGTAGGGCATCCTGCACGTTTGATGTCAACGCTTTAACATCGACGGGGAATTTTCCGCCGTTCGCATCTCGAAGCGCCTGATACTTCGCGTCGATATTGTCATCAGCGAGCTTGGCTTTATCCTGGTACGACTTGATCAATGTGTCGCCATGCTCAGCCGCATTGCGGCTGAAGACATCAGGCCCAACATCATCACGGATTGCCTGAATATTCTGCTTGAGCGCGTCGTTGCGATCTTTATAGAATCCGGCCAACGCGGCTGAATTTCGTTCATTGGAAATCCTCGTTACATCCCCTAACGCCTCCCCTTCGGTAAGCCGAATCGGGACGGGTAACGTGTCAGACTCGACATGTCGAGCCAGCGCATCAGGATTGACCGCTCCGCCTGTCTTTTGCGCGGCATTCACAATCGCTTGCTGTAGTGCCGGACTTGAATTTGAAAGTCGCGGAGAAGCCGCCGCAGCACCCATCGATTGCGGCGAGTCCCTGACGGTATTGGCGGCCACTTCCGCGGCACTCGGAGCACTCTCGGGGTCATGGATGGGTGAAAACACGCGCTTGCCCACCGCGCGCGATGCTGGAAATCCAGCCGCTGCTTCTCCGAGTAGAGGCGCCACATCTCCCACTCTTTCCTGTACTTCCCGCACCGTATCGGCGGCTTGAGGATGGCCCGCGGCATCTAAAAGCCGCGGCACGATCTCACCGGGCCGGATCTGCCCGATCGCTTCCATACCAGCCTGCCCGGCTTCCCCGCGGGGCTGATAGGTGAGCGCGTTGCGTGTTGCGCGCGCGGCGGACAGTGAATCCGTGCCGTTCGCTCCGGTCAGTCCGTAGAGGTAGGCGCCAGCAGCGGGGATACTGGCTGCAGCCCCGGTGCCGAGCGCCAGCGCGTCCTCGCCCGCTCCGACCGCAGCCTGTCCGACCGTGAACTTGCCCTGCGTGGGATCGCCGGCCCAGCCGACCCCCTTGGAGGCCTTGAAGTTGGCGAGTTCTGCGGGCTCAGGGTCCCGACCTACCCGCTTGCGGAACAGCGACGCGTCATACACGGTCGCAGGTGCCTGGGTGTCAGGCTGGCCACCGCTGGCAAAGAATGCCGTGCGCGCGTCCTGTTTCGATGTAGACGCATTGGGATCACCTCCGGAGGCGAAGAAATCGGTACGAGGATCGCTCATTGCGGGATCTGCCCGTTCTCGAGCATGCGTAGATTCGCGCTCTTGGTCGCGAGTTGTTTCATGCCATCCGGACCCAACCGCTTGCGGATGGCTTCGAGTTCTGCCTTATCACCGCGGCGCTGAGCGTCTTCAACGCGGTACACGTCTGGGTCGAAATTCTGCGACCACGCTCCGCGAAACCCCTGATATTTGGAAAGATCCGGAGTGGCTCCGGTCCCAACAGCCTTATCGAGTCCCTGACGATAAGCTATCGAACCCGAATTCAATGCGTCCGCGAACTTCACCTTTTCCTGCAACGCCTTTGGCGTGTACTCCGTGGTACCCGTCGCGCTCTGAGAGGCGGCAAGACCCGCGTTCGTATTCGGTACGCCCATGGCGGACGCCGACATAGCAGCCTGCCTATCCAAATAGGCGCTGATTTCCTGATAGTTCGAGCCAGAAGGTAAATGCAGCGCTGCGGCCACTTTCTGGACTGTCTGACTCCCCGGTCCGGTCGATGTATCGCTGGAAAGCTGCAGGAGGTGCTGATTGATGTTCCGATTGATCGGAGCAATCACGTCAGTGTTTTTGCGTGTGCTATCGATGTCCTGCAGAACCTGCTGCTGCCCTGCGACGGGCTGCTGGAATCCTGAAGACTGTTGGCCCGGTCCGCCACCCTGTCCCACTGGCTGAACTGTGTTGGTCTGGCGATTGAACCGGAACTGACGTCCATACGCGTCAGTGACGATATCCGCCCCCGGTGACACTTGATTGGTGATGGTAGGAGACTTGTTCAAATCCCCGCCCGCTGCCTGCGGGTTGACGTTGACCTGCTGCGCGCCAGTATTGGCGAGTACAGGTGCTTGCTTTCCGGCCTGCGTCGCCGCATCCATTGCCTGTAATTGGAAATTGGAGAGCGTCTGTGAAAGTTTGCCAGGCGGTATATGCTGGATCACACCTTGATAGATGTTCGCCACGCGCGCGGCATCCGGGCCACCTGATTCAGCGAAATCACCCAAAGCTTGCTGGACTTTGGCCCGTCCCGCCGGAGTGTCCTTCACCACCTCCGGATCAGTGCGCAGACTGCCCACTGTCGAGGAAAACTGGTTGCGCAGGCTGTCATTCAGATTCGCCAACTGCTGCTTGGTCTGAAGCTGCCCGGACTTCGCCGTGATCATGCTCTGCGCGATCTCGGGGAATTTATCGCCCGCGGCTTGTCGCAACGCCGGATCGGTCAATACGCTATCGAGGTCAAGCGTTCCATCGGGACTTT